GGGTGTTTCTATCCACCAATCTGATTAGGGAACCACGATGAAGCACGTTCGTCTTTTCGACACTGGCACGTTCCAAGTCTACATTGAGGATGATGCCCTTCCTGTAAAGGATAGGAACATCTACTTCATGTTCGGCGAGGAGTATAGCTTTAGTCTCGAAGACTTCGTTGCTTTGGCGCGATTCCTTTGTCATGTTGGTGTCCTGGATGATATCCAGGCTTACAGCAGCCATCCGGCAGCTGTGGGATGAGCCTATGGTAGCGCCCATCACGTCTACGGTCGAATATCTCAACGTACCTGCTACGATTGGAGGTTTCAGTACCTTCTCTTTTATGCAGACTCGGTCACTGCGCAAGCAGGCCAAGCCAATTGATAGGGTTCTACCCTATCAAAACCAGATACGGCAACTCTTAAAGGTTGCTTACGATGGTCGGTACGTTGGTGGTGCAGACACACTCAGTCACGTCCCTGAGCCTCAGTATACTAGCGGTTGGAACTTTGTGAATAACAAAGCCTACGACAAGCTACGTGAGCAGGTTCAGCATGCTGATATGGGTGTCAATCTCGTGGAATTCCACCAGGCTTCCACGATGTTGGGAAAGAGAGGCAGTGAAGTTCTTTCACTTGCGTATCTCTTGGCCAGGCGTCGGTTTGCTGACGCCGGGCGGGTTTTGCAGTGCTCCTTTTATGATGGTAAACCGCCTCGGCGGAACCGGAGTAAGTATAGGCTGCCTAATCTCCCGAAAGCGAACATCTCACTCAGCAATCTCTGGCTCGAGTGGCACTTTGGCTGGTCACCTTTAATAAGTGACTGTCAAGCGGCCGCAAAAGTCATAACCGAACCGTTGCCTTGGTTTAAAATCCGGGGTTCTGCGGAGACGTTCGAGAGATTCGAACAGCATGATGTACTTCCAGGTGGTAGTCTTAAGCGAGACAAGGTGATTGTTACTCGCATACGTGCCCGTCAGGGCACATATGTCGAAGCGACGAATCCGAATCTCGCCATGGCTGGCCAACTGGGTTTACTCAATCCTGCTGCGTTGTTGTGGGAAATCGTGCCTTTCAGTTTTGTAGCTGACTGGTTCGTCAACGTTGGTGATTGGCTGCAGGGCTTCACTGACTTTGCTGGTATGACACTCCGTTATCAGTATACCTCGTGGCATTATTGGACGTTTTACACCTATTCCGAGCAAGCGCCCGGAGGCAGTGGTGTCCCCCCTTCATCGGGGATGATACACGGTAAGGCACTGAATGTCGGTAGGACGGCTAGCTTAACCGCCCCTATCCTCAGCGTGAGACCCCTGAAGTTGCCAGGCTTGTCTCGATCGGCGACCATCTGGTCGCTTGTCAGTCAAATCGTGCAGCGTCGTTAGTTTGGCCGAGGTGAAATTCCTCGTTCGTCCTCCTATCCTCTAAGGATGTAATTATGCCTACTATGGCGAGTTTGACCGTCAAGAAGAAAGACGGCGTTACCGATATCGTGTTCGACCAGATTGCCGCGAGCGGCGGCGACGCCGCTCCCGCGATCTGGAGACAAGACACTGGTGCCGCCGCCGGGCTGCCCGTCGGGCTGCGCGCTCTTTTCCGCATGTTTTCGTCGTGGAACGGTCCGAAGACCGCACGGGTGGTCCGCATGTTCATGCGGTTTCCCTATGCGGTCCAGGATACGACCACGACGCTCTACAGCGCGAAAGACAGCGTGGCCATTGACATCGCGGTCACAATCCCCCAGAGCCTCCCGGCGACTCAGATCGGTGAAGCTGTCTACCAGGCGATGAACCTGGCGGCGGCGACACTTGTCAAGCAGTCGTTGGACTCTGGCTACGCTCCAACTTAATCTACTGGAGCGAGGGTACCATGATAAGCGCAAGGCTTTCACGGATCGCGCGGGCCTTTTACGCCGCGCACGAGACTTCGACAATTACTACGAGCGCTTTGTCAGCGCTCGACGAATGTCGATGGGAGGATCTTGTCCGTCTAAGGGCAGACCCTCGGCACTATGATTGTCCGCAAGCATACTTCCGTGATGCCTGTGTTTCCTCCTTTTTGAAGAAATTCGATGGGGAGATACCAGGTGTCGACAGCGAAAGAACTGCCATTGACAAATGGTGGGATGCCGAACGACAAAACTACTGGACCAACCAGCGCCTTCTACCTTATGTCCCTCTAAACTACCCCGGGTTCCGACCTGGGATGCCTGAGACGACGCAAGCGATCAGTGAGTTCTTCTCACTGGCTCGAAAAATGGTGGAGGCTTGGGTTGGGGTGGCTCCCCCGCACTTGTGCGGCGGCCACTTCGGACCAGGTGCAACTATCTCGAACCCGGCAAAACTGGCAACAGTCCCGGATAAGATTTCTTCAGCCCCGACTCTAACCCCCGGTGCCATGGGGTACCTCCTTGAATGGAGCTCTACTCTCTGGGCGCGTGAAGCGCTTTCGCACGGGAGACAACCTACGTTCGTCCGAGGTGACGTGTTTGACACAGCACCCAAGACGGCAGTCGCGAAACGAGCATTGGGCAAACCACCCAGTCTCAACGTGTACTACCAGCTTGGCCTCGGCGAGTCCTTAAAGAAGCGCTTGAGAAACGCGACTGGATGGGATCTACGTACCGTACAAGAGACCCACCGCAGGATTGCGGCGGAGTCTTCAGTATCGCGAGAGTTTGCTACTCTCGACTTGTCTAATGCTAGTGATACCGTGTCAAGGAACCTGGTTAGGGTTCTATGGCCACGTCGCTGGGTAGCTCAACTCGAGTCGCTCAGGTCCCCGATTACGGAAATCGAGGGTAAGACGGTATACTTGGAGAAGTTCTCCAGTATGGGTAACGGCTACACGTTTGAGCTCGAAACGATAACCTTTGCTTCCTTATGCGCTGCAGCAATGCAGCAAAATGGGTTGAAGGGGGAACTCGGCAAGGACTTGTTCGTGTTTGGTGACGACATCATAGTCCCGGAAGGGGCTGTGGGAATCGTCACTGCCGTGCTTAAGTTCTGCGGCCTCACCATAAATACTGAGAAGTCCTTTTGGGGACAGGACAGGTTTAGGGAGAGTTGTGGGGGAGACTTCTTTGATGGAGTGGCTGTAAGGCCCTTTCATTTAAAAGAGGAACCTCATGATCTATCGCAGAAAATCTCGCTTGTCAATGGCATCCGGCGCGTTTTATTTGCAGGCAATCGATCTCCGGAAGGTGATCGCGTTCTTGCTTGGCGCCGGGCTCTCGACTGGGTACCACGTACATACAGGCACTTCGGGCCAGACTGGCTCGGAGATATTGTTGTGCACGTGCCCGAAAGCGAGCACTGGAAGGTCAAAACTGACCAGTGGGGTACAGCTTACATCATGTGCACCATAGCCCGCGGCGAATTTCTGCCGTGGGCTCACTGGACACCTGATGCGAAGTTAGCTAGCCTCGTTTATGGTACAGGTGATGGGTTGAAGGGCGTAATACCCCGAGATCCGGAGCAAACGTACGTGAGCGAGTGGGTACCACTCTTACGGAATCACTGGCTTCCAGACACCCCTGTGAGGGGGGGTCCAACGCCAGCCGTACTGCCACCGCGGCCGAACTA